GTTTGCGCCAAAGCGGAACTCAGGATAAAGATACATCCCTGTGCCAGAAGCCTTGATCTTTCCCAGAGCGGAACCAGCATCGGGAGACATTGCAATACCAGTAATCTCACCATCCGCAGCCTGGATAACCGCCACAGCATCGTCAATGTTATCATCAACAGCAGAGGCGTTATAGGTTACAGTATCAGTTACCAATGCGTCAAAACTTTTGCCTGACACAGCATCGGCGGCGGTGTTTGTGGCGGGGTCAACGCCGTGGAAGGCGGCAATATCCAGACCACGGGCAATTTTCTTAGCAAAGCCATCTGCAAAGCTAGTAAGGTAGGGAAGCCGTGCCTCATCAGAGCCTTTGATAAACTCATCAGAAACTCTGTGCTGATACACAAACTTGATGGGTACAATCGTGACAGGTTCAAAGTCAGCAGAACCAGCGGGCTTTGCGCCACCCTCTCCAACAATAGAAACCTCGCCGTCCAAGTTAAATGTCATGACCTGATTTCCGCTAAAGGCAATGGGAGTCTGACCGGACAGCTTAGCAAGGGTGGAATGTCCCTTGGTCTTGTCAAACATACCAGTAACAAGCACCTTGGGCAGTTCAAGCTGAGTAGTAAGAGTAGATGCCATAATGAATTATTCTCCTTTCAATTTGGACAGTACATCCTTCCATGCTGTCTCTGCGTTTTGTGTTCCTTTATCCGATTCATAGGTTCTAAGTGGCGGAGCACCGGTGGCTTTTACAAGGAGCTTTAAGTCCTCAGCGTCCTTACGGATATCTTCCTCTGTTTCTCCAGTCAGACGGTCAGCAAGAGCCCAGTCAAGCCCAACCTCATGCGCCACTCTCTGTTTCATTATTTCAATCTCGTATTTGTGGTTCTGTGCTTGAAGGGCTTGAAGGTTCTCCAACTGGGTGCTTGTGTCAGCCTGAGCCTTTTCCAACTGCTTTGTCAACTCATCGACTTGCTTCTTTGCGGTATTGGCAGCCTCCGCCTGTACCTCAGGGGAAACCCATCCCTCAAACTTTTTTGCCTGAGATTCCCTGTCTTGCTTCAATCGTTCGCCAATCACCACCTCTAAATCCTCCTGTGTGGTAATCGGTTTTTCTAACATTACCATAATGTTATCCTTTCTCGGCTTTTCCGTTGCCGTTACGTTCTTATATAAAAAGCAAGACCAAATTGGTCTTGCCTTTTATAATCAATACATGATTCTTTGCGTTTTCGTTTCTTTCGCCGCTCCACAGGCCCATGCTGCCAGAATAACGGAATCCAGCAGGGCAATTTCTGCCCCTGCTTTGATGGATTTATACCCAAAACCGCCGTTGCTCCCGATAGACCGCTTTTCGCAGTTGGCGACCACCTGTTCCAAAGACGGCTGAGCGGAGTGGCAAATGTGCTGTGAATAAATGTTTTGTTCAAATGCGGCATTGGCCAAAATAATTTCCTTGACTGTAGGGAGTATCGGGGGGCGCATCTTTGCGTCCTTCATGGCGTTTGCCAATAGCTGCTGACCGTTGGCTCCGTCAATAACAATGGTTTTCACATGGGTGTTTTTCAGATAGGGCAGCATCCAGGCTGTCCCGTCCCGAACTGGGCGGCAGTCAATGCACTCTACAAAAATACGCCCATCCGCTGTGCTGACCGCAATGCTCATTGCCACATTTGCCCCATCGTGCCCATATTTTACGCCGATATACGCCTTGCGGCGCAGTTCCGGCAATTTGGAAACCTCTAATTCCTTCCATTCCCGCTTACTAATTGCGCTTTTTTGGTTGTAACGCAGCCACAAACCCAGACGTTGAATATTAAAATCAACCTGGTCCTCTCCGATTTCATCATAGACCGACCGCTCCGTAAAAATTGTCCCTAAAGATGGGTTTGTTTCGTACCATGCATCTTTGTCCTGTGGGTCGTGCTGCTCCTCCACTGACCACTCTGCCCAGCCTGAGTTTTCTCTTGCTCCAGCCAACGTTGCCTTGCGCAGTTTCAAAAACACTGTGCCAGAGGATACCGGTGTGGGTGGTGTCCCGCACATGATAGTCTGTGGGTTACTGCTGTCTGTTACAACATATTTCAGGGCGGTTTCCTGGTCGTCCTGATACTCCTGTGCCTCATCAATGATTAACAGGTCATAGCCTTCGCCTAGTCCTCCCTTGCTGGAGCGTGTGCGGAAATTAATTTTCCCGGCCCCAGAAAGCATTTCAATCCGTTCCAGACCGAATTGCTTGATAGTGCGGTAATTTTCTTTTTCCACAAGACCAGAATCAGACAGGAGACTGCACAGCTTCTCCCAGTGGGCGTGTGATGTAGTTGTACGGTGGGCGGTATGCAATATCCGCTCCCCGTGTTGGAGTCCCCACAATTCCCTCATCAGGAGCAGCTCTGACTTGCCGTTGCGCCGGGGAACGGAATAGCCAAACTTGGTATGTGTCCAAAGACCATCTGAATTGATTGCCATGATGTCATACATCATCTGTGCCTGCCACTCCTGAGCGGTGCGTTTGGTTCGGTTGTACAGTTCCACCGCCTCTTGTCCCAGAGAGGTTTCATACTCCAGCACAAAGGACGTAGTAGGGGTCTGACGGCCTTTTTTGTTTCCGGTCATATCACGGTTCCTTTTCCCTTGCTGCTGTCCACCCCATCTGCTTCTTTTTCGCCCAAGTCGCAATCCGTTTTTCCCGTGCTGCTCTTGCCCGATTTGCCGCCGTGGTTTCCATCTCTTTCCGGTGCGCAAGCTTGGCCTCTTTTGTCAGTTCATACCCTCCATACTTGTCTTTTACATAGCGACGTTTCCCCTCTTTTCCGCTGTGTACTGTTGATGCTCTTCCATCTACTGAAATGAGTTCTACTATACAGCGGCAATTATCATGCCGCCGGTAGATGTCTTCAGGAGCTTCGTCAACATCGAACGCCCCTGCCAATGCACGACACCATTCACAAGCTTTGCCACGCAGGGTGCGAACAATTTTGGGCCACAGACCTGCTCTGGCTTGAAACTCGGCATTTACTCGGACACTGTCATCCACAACGCTCTGCGAAAAATTCACCACCGGCTCCTGGAGAATCCAGGCAACATCATCATATGTTTTTTCGGAGGAAATACGGTTAATAATTCCGTCCAGTTTATCCTGGTTGAATACCGGAACCTGGGCTTTGATACCCAGCCCAGCGGCGGTGTTTAACGCAGTCTGTATCGTTGCCGCCACTCCAGTGATGAGTTCATAATTGTGATGAAACGTGGGGGACAGGACGCTCTGGGCAATGTTGTAATACATCTTCCCGTCCGGTAACACCGAGCTGGACAGATTATCTTCAAACGCCTTTGCAAGTAGTTCACCCATGCGAATTGCAAAGGCGTTTGCCTGAGCATAGGTCGCCGTGCCGTTTTCAATCGCCAGATAGACAGCCTTAATTGTTTTATCTGCCTTAAACGTTACTGTAAAATCTCGCTGAATCGCTTCCAGCAACACGGAAGAAATATCCTCAACCATGCCTTACTCCGTTTCTCCGGCAATTCCAGTCAACGCTCTGGTGTTGCCCATCCCAAAGTAGCCAGGAATAGCCTGGTTAACCTTCACGATGCCATCACCAATGGTGGACAGCATAGCGGCATCCGGTTCAAAAATAGGCTCCCATAGAGGTGTCGTCAGGTATATCTGCTGCCGATGGTAGGGGTAATTGTCTCTCACACAAGCACCCAGATATCCGGCATTCAGAAATCCACTGCCAAACGTGCGCTGAGCTTTTCGGGCAGTCAGACGCAGATTTTCGTGCGTAGCCTTGATTGCTTCCGCACTAGACGGGTTTTCAGAGACAAAACCTAGGTCATCCAGCGTTAGTCCAGTCTCCCCAGCAAACAAGGATGCCCAGGTACGTAGCTGCTCTGTATAGGGACTCATGCTCTGCTGGGTAAACTGACCGATAGTAGGCTTGTCTCCATCCTCGTCCTTCGTGAACGCCAGCATGGATGAGACAGTTGCTTTCCATTTATCCATCTGCTCCGCATCCTGGGAAAGTCCAGTAACGTATTTTTGCGGGAAACTATAGAATTCCGCTGACACCTTAGACAGACGCAGGGTCTTCAATGCGTCCTGCATAATCTGCATACAGGCTCGGCTAATACGGGAGTGACCGAAGGGTCTAGTCGCATCTGGACGGTAGATAATCGGCACCAGCAACGGGTGAGG